AGCGCCCGCACTCTGAAAGGCGAAAACCTCAATAAACCAACAATAGAATATTTGGCCCAGATAGTGATTGCAACACGAAAGCCGCATCCCTAGTGGTTTCTGGGCCTTAATAATAGTGGTATTACCAAAGGGAGGTAATTAGATGTATCGGAAAGTAGAGTATAACATTGTTTGTAACTGTTGCGGTAAGAGTTTTGTAGCTCATGACAAAAGAAAAATCTATTGTTCTCATAAATGCAGGGATGTTGCATACAAGAGAAGCAAGGGACAGGATTCTAGACTTAAACCTAGAAAAGAGAAATGTATAATTTGCGGTAAAGAATTCGAGACGTTCAATGCAGCTCAAAAGACTTGTTCTCCAGAGTGCTCAAAAGAGAATAAAAGGCGGCGAGATAATAGAAGACACCATCATACTGCGGAAGAATATAAGCAGATACTAAAGAAACAAGTCCAACAAAGGGCAGAAGTAAAGATAATTGAAAAGAGATGGTATGAGGCAATACATTCCATTGAAAGAGAGTGCAAGGTTTGTGGCTCTCTTTTTTATTGTGTTGATACAGAATCAAGAGTTACTTGTTCGCATGAGTGTTCTATTTCTTATGCAAAATCAAAAAAAAAATATTACAAAGAAAAGCGGTTGAATCAGGATAATTTGATTGACAAAGACATTTCTCTCGAAACACTTTTTGAAAGAGATAAAGGCATTTGTTATTTGTGCGGTGAATTGTGTGATTGGTCAGATCATGAATGGAAGAATGGGAACCATTACACCGGAAACAATTATCCATCAATAGAACACGTTGTACCTCTTGCTCTTGGTGGAAAACATCAATGGGAAAATGTTCGGCTTGCTCATTTCAAGTGTAATGTTGCAAAAGGTGTTACTACTTCAACATATACAAAAGAAATGGCTATAGAAGATGCCAGAAGATATGCAAGAGAAATAAATACAAACAAAAAGAAAACTGCTCAATATACGATTGACGGAAATCTCATAAAAATATGGGCTTCAACGGCGCAAATAAAAAGAGAACTTGGCTTGAATGACAAGCATATTCAAAATGTGTGCAGAAAAGCCAAAACAGGAAATGCTTACGGGTTCCATTGGGAATACGTTGTCTAACATGAAGACATTAAATTCAAGGTTTAGGAGGTGGCAAATATGCCAAAATACAAACAGCCAGCAGGCTCTACTCCAGAGTCAGTGGAACAAGCCTGGCGAGAAGAAGGCGAGATAGGAGCGGTCAGAGCTTCAATTATCAAGTATGCAAAGGTTTTGGATATGACGGATTCCGGTAGAGATATGAAGCCGCTGGTATCTGGAATGTTTGAAGCCATTGATAGGTTGAAGTCGTTGGAAGCTCAGACATCCAACAGGGCGAAAATTACGCCACTCGCTAACATTTTGAACAAGGCATCGAATGAATAGAGTTGGAAATCAAAATCCAACATTCAGGCATGTCTCAAAGTATAACAAAACTGAAGGCGAATATGCCTCAGAATTGTCTGCACACTATGCGCTGACTCCGCATCCGTGGCAGAAATTGGTGCTTGATGATTGGTTGGCGATTGATGAAGATGGAAAACTCATTCATTCATTCTGTGTTTTGGAAGTGCCGAGACAGAACGGCAAGACAGGCGTATCTGATCCACGGGAAACGTGGGGGCTTGTGAAGCGGGCAGAACAGATATTGCATACGGCGCAAGAATTTCAAACAGCCAAAAAGGCTTTTGATAGGCTCAGAAAAAAATTCGGAACCAAAAAAAATGATCCTTATGCTGAGTACCCGGAACTGAATGCTTTAGTTGATCATTATACAGTTAGTGCTGGCCAGATGGTCCTTGATTTGATCAATGGCGGTCATATTGAGTTTAGAACTCGTGGAAACAACTCTGACATGGGTCGTGGTGGTACATTCGACCTTGTTGTGATTGATGAAGCGCAAGCATACACGGAAGAACAAGATGCTTCATTGTCACCGCTTAATTCCGCCGCACCCAGCGGATCACCGCAAACCATATTGATGGGAACGCCACCGCAGGGCGTTGCTGGCAAGGGTGTGGTGTTCACAAGATCCATTGAAAACATCAAGGAAAGCCCGAATAAAGGCGATTGCCTGCATCTGTGGCACTCTGAAGAGGTTGGTGACGTTTTAAATCGAGACAGATGGTATTTTACAAATCCATCGCTCGGTTTTCAGCTCTTGGAAGAGGCCATTGAAAAAGACGCATCAAAGATGTCACCTGATGTTTTTGCAAGAGAACATCTTGGATTCCTTGCAAAGAAGCGTGAATTGATAAATTACGCATTAGATGCAAAGAATTGGGCCGCCTGCATCTCTGACGATCTAAAACCAGAAGGAAAAACTGCTTATGGCGTCAAGTTTTCGCCGGATGGCTCGAATGTTTGTCTGTCAGGTGCCGTGATTGATGCGCTTGGAAACGTCCGTATATCTTTGATTGAGCAGAAGAATACAGGGCATGGCGTCCAATGGCTTGCTGATTGGCTTAACGAGCGCAGTACAAAAGCCTGTTGCGTTGTTATTGACGGTAGAAATGGTGTTGACGTCCTTATTGATAAGATTGCCAACACTTGGATTTATAAGAACTCAATAATTAGACCAGGAGCGAAAGACGTAGTTGCTGCAACTAGTATGCTAGTGAATGCAGTCAATGAGAAAACGCTTACTTGGTACAGCAAACAAGAGGTACTAAACGAAAGCGCCACAACGGCAACGAAAAGGCCAATAGGCGGCGGATGGGGCTTTGATGGCGAAAATGCAACGCCAATCGAGTCATGTGCGCTTGCTCTGTGGGGCGTAAAGACAACAAAGAGGAATCCGGCTAAAAAGATGCGGATAGGATAGAGGTTGAAAGATGGAACTTGCGATTGATACCGGTGCAATTCTTAATATGCCAATGTATGAGCGTAACAGGCTTGCTAGCCTTATTGACGCATACAATGCACATTTATACAAGAACTTGGAGAAAAACCGCTATTATGAAGGAAAAATAAGCCTTGGTGAAGTCAATTTAGGAATAGCGCTTCCGACTGGGATGCAAAAGCTTGAAATTGGGTGCTCCTGGGGCGCTAAAACGGTTGACGTGCTTGCTGCAAGGTCCATGTTTGATGGTTTTGTCGGTGTTAATGGCGAGGATATTGAGCAACTCGACAGAATATGTGTTGCTAATAACCTTGTCGCTGAGTACATGAAGGCTTGCAGGGATGAGCTGAAGTATGGTTGCACGTTTGCAACACTATCAACAGATAGTAATTATGGCTGTAAGATTCGTTTCCACTCCCCACAAACAGCAGCGGCTAGATGGGATGGCGAAAAAAACAGAATTGAATGCGGTTTTGCAATTATTGATTCGCCTCCTGATAACAATGACACTGTTTGGGAGCCTTCGCTGATCAATTACTATACAGATGATGCCGTCTATGTACTTGAACGTATAGAGGGTGTTTGGAGTGCTACTGAATACCGTCATATTATGGGGCGTCCGCTTATGGAAGCTCTTGTTTGGAATGCAACGAGCAACAAACCTTTTGGGCGTTCCCGTATCAAAGAGCCTGTTCGCAGACTGATACAAGGATATGTTCGGACTATTGCTAACGCTACTATTGGACTTGAATTTTCAACGGCGCCGCAGAAATATCTTCTTGGTGTTACTGATGATCAGTATGATGCGGTTGTTGATAACAAGTTTAAGCAGTACGTTGGTAATATCTTAGCGGCCACTACTAACCCGGAAACTGGCGAAAAACCTTCTTTCGGACAGTTGCCGCAAGGCTCAATAGCACCTCACGTTGAAATGGTCCGTGTTCTTGCTACCCAGTTTAGCGCCGCAACCGGCTTAACTGTAACAGATACGGGCGTTGTTAATGATGCAAACCCGACGAGCTCTGAAGCTATCCTTGCACAGTCTCAAACGCTTATAGGCATGGCTGAACAGCTTAACACCGGGAACGGCGACGCTCTTAGAAATATAGCAATCATGGCGCTTGCAATCTCACAAGACGTAGCTATTGATGATTTGACGGAAGAACAGCTTGACATTGTGGCTCACTTCAAGAATCCCGCTATGCCGAGTGTAGCCATGACAGCAGACGCAGCTATTAAGATTGCATCTGTTCGCCCTGGCTTTGCACAAACGGATGTATTCGCTGAAATGATAGGCTTTGATAAAGCTGATATACGCAGAATTAAGGCGCAAGAACGGCTGGCGCAAGGGTTGCAGCTTGTGACAGAAATGGGCGGTGAGTAAGTTTGTACATTTCAACCAAGGATTGGAAAGCCTATATTGATAAACTGTCAAAGCTAAATAAGGCCGCAGCCGATGACATAACTAAATACATTCAGCGAAATGGTTTTGCTGACACTGAAGCATTGACTGAATACGCTTATTTTGTTGTGCAAAAATATGGTGCCGGTTCTGCTGCACTTGCTGCTGCTATGTATGACGCTACTGCTTTGATGGAAAATGCGGTTGTTCCGTCCGCAGAGCTGGCGGCAGCGGCTAGTTATCATGAAGTCGCTAAGACGGTTAATGGAGTGCTTAAAACGTCCCAAAATGTCGAAGAAATGGCAGGAGCTGTATCAAGACTCGTTAAAAAAGCGGGTTGTGATACAACGCTTAAAAATGCAAAAAGGGATGCTTACTCGATCACAACGCTTTACTCTTCAGGTCGTAGAAGATATGGAAAAAAAAGAGGAAGCGGGGCACAATTCGCATGGATCCCGTCCGGTGATACTTGTGCTTTTTGTTTAGCTCTTGCTGCTAATGGTTGGCAAAACCAAACGATGGGCGCTAGTAAAGCGCACGCTGAGCATATCCATAGTAATTGTGATTGTACTTATGGTGTAAGATTTTCAAACAATGGCGGCGTTGAAGGATATGATCCGAGCGAATACGACAAACAGATAGAGAACGCATTGAAAGCGCAAGGAATGGAATACACAGACATTGATGATTATTATCATGGGGCTTTTAATTCTGATGTAATCAATGCTGTGCGGCGGCAGAATTACGCACGAAATAAGAAAGAAATAAACGCACAAAAGCGTGATGCTTATCAAAAGCGGCAAGAATTGAACAGCTCACAAGCTGAAGAAAGCAACGTTAATTAAAACAGCACCTTAACAGGGTGCTTTTTTAATACATAAAAACGGCAACTCGTGCCATAAACGAGGATTATGCACTCATAGGAGGAAAACAAATGGAAACTGTGAATCAGGGCGGCGAAAACAACGGACAGCAGGAAGCGAAAACATTCACGCAGGAAGAGCTCAATGCAATTCTTAATGATCGGCTTGGCAGGGAAAAAGCTAAGTATTCCGATTATGAGGAATTGAAAAGTAAAGCGGCAAAACTTGATGAAATGGAAGAAGCTTCCAAGACGGAACTGCAAAAAGTGACTGAGAAAGCTACTGCTTTGCAGAGTGAACTTGATAGCTTGAAAAAAGCAGATGAAATCCGTCAGATCCGGGAAAAGGTCGCAAAAGAAAATGGTGTTCCGGCTAATTTGTTGAAAGCTGAAACGGAAGAGGGATGCGTTGAAGAAGCTAAGGCTTTGCTTGACTTCAAAAAAACCGTTTCTCCGAATTATCCGCAAGTCAGAGACGCCGGAGAGCCGCAAGGAACAGTTAAAAACACAACCAGACAGCAATTTGCTGATTGGTTCAATTCAATCAACTAAGGAGGAAAGAAATTATGGCAATCGTAGGAAGTGGCACACCCACCAACAGAACCAACATTCAGTTACCTAATGACGTGGCGCAGGAGATCCTTCAGAAAACGCAGGAAAATTCCGCAGTTATGCAGCTTGCAACTCAGATCAATCTTCCTGGCAGAGGCGTACAGATTCCTGTTATTGCATCTGATCCGGAAGCAACTTGGGTTACTGAGACCGG